CTGGTATGACCCCCTCTGGTATGGAGTGGCTAAAATGTGCCGTTGATCCTTTTCATGATAAACAGTTGATGGTGGACGGTTACCCAGACATGGCGTCGGGCAACTCCATTGTTCAATGCTTGAAACAACAGGTCACTATTGCCAATCCTGGTGTCACTTCAACCCAAACCTGGGATTGTGTCATACGAACGTCGAACTTTTTAACAAATTCTCCAATGGACAGTTACAACACGAACAATAACCAAATCCTGGGTGGCCTTCCCGGAACCGGTGTACAATTATCGTCAACAGGCGGTCTAGAGATTTTCTCTGGACTGACCGGTCAAACCTGCAATTCAACACTGCCACAAACTATGTTGATAGCTCTATAGCTATACCTGATTCTGTTATAAAACGTAGACTTCGGGTAGTTGGTCAAGGTTTTGAAGTACATAATGTCACTGAGGAATTGAGCAAGAATGGCTCAGTTACCACGTTCCAGCAAGAGCAGTCGCAAGACCTATCCACTTGGGGTTTGACAAGTTATTGGCCAATCGGAGGAGTTACCGCCGCTCGTGCTTGGGGTGCAGAAGATGTCATACAGACACAGAACATTCCATCGAGCGAAAGTGCAGCTCTTCTCTTAGGGGGATCCCACACTTGGGATGCAGCGGAAGGCTGCTATTGTGTACCAACAATGCAGACCCTAGAGAATCCACCGAAAATGGCTTCATTGGAGCAACCGATGTTTGTAACGAACCAGACTGGAGTCCAACTAGACTCTGGTTTTCCTAGCTTGACTGATAGTACGGTTTTAGTACCGACTATTGATAATGGTATAGGTGAATATAATCCCGGTCCTATAGAAATGCAGTTCCCGATTCCATGGAACTCTGTAGGTGCGTATTTCACCGGCCTATCACCGAATTCGGTGCTTAAAGTGAATTACAATGTATTTTTGGAACGATTTCCTAGTGAACTCGACACAGACCTGATAGTTTTAGCACGGCCTACCGCAGTATTTGACTCGATAGCGCTTGATGCTTATGCGGAATGCATGAAACTTATGCCTGTGGGAGTTCCTGTTTGTGAAAACGGCTTTGGCGATTGGTTTTGCGGAGGTGTTGCGAGTATAGTTGATAAGCTTACTGGGACGACATGGGCCGGCAACCTGAACCGAGCAGCTAATGAGATTTGGAGTGAACCCGGCGAGATCCGAGCGTCTTCAAATGCTCCGCATAGCGTACAGACAGCTTCCACATATACTGAAATACCACGTACAGTGCAGATTGTATCGTCATCACCGAAAAGAGAACCGAATACGGCTAAGAGTCGACCAAGAAAACCACTAC